AAAGACCAAAAGAAGTTTTAGAAATAGAAGCGTTTAAAGATTTTAACGAACGTAATCCAAAGGCAGATGGTGGACGAATTGGTTTTTCAGATGGACCTGATTTGAGATCCAGACCCGGTGGTGGTTTTGCGAATAAAACAAAGGAAGAAATAGCAGAAATAATGGCAAAAAGGAAAATACCGTCTGATGTTATTGCCAAAGAAAAAAGCATTAAAAAAATTTTTGATAAAATATTTGAAGAAAAAAATTTTTCCGGAATTAAACCTGAATTTCCTGGTGTTGGTAAAGGAGAGGGAGATATATATAGAGAAGATCCTTCTAGAAGAGGTAAAACAGGAGGGAAGATTCCTAATCAATGGTATTCTAAACACGTATCAAAAGCAGTTAAAGGTGATGTGGATGCTTTAAATGATTTATCTAGAATTACAGGTAGAAGTGTTGATCAATTAAAAGATGCTTTTAGTAAAAGAAATTTAAAGGCTGTAAGATCAAAGGCAGCAGCAAAAAGTTCTGCAAAGCTAGATCCTATAAATAAAAAATTAACAGATTTAATTAAAAATAATGTTGTTGATAAAGAAACAATTAAAAAAACATTAGACATTAGCGAAAATAAATTTCAAAAATCTATATCCTTACTTTTTAAACAATCTTATGATAACAGAAGACAAATTAATAAAGGTAAAGCAATTACATCATATATTGGTAATACGGCAGAAGAAATTACAAGCTTGCTTCAAAATCTTAAAAAAGTTGACGGAGTAGATCAAGTAGTACAAAGAAGAAATATAACTCAAATATTAGACGATCTTTATGGTAAAGAGGGAACATTACCAAACTCAAAAGCATACGATACTATGATGAAAAGAGTTGATGAATTTTATAAATTAAGAGCTCTTTTACCAGAGGGTGTTAAACTAAATTTAGATCACCCAATACCAGAAATTTTAATTCAACAATTAGAAAAATCTGGTCCAACTACTCTTAGGGCAAATATTCAACCTATAACTCAAGCTTTAAATATGGGTTTTAAAAATAAAATAGATATTGCTTACGCTAATGCTTATGACTTAGCTTCAAGAGGAGACGTAAATGCTAAAAAAATTATGGGAGCAATAGATGAAGTTGCTGAAAAAATAGATTTACCTTTGGGCAAAGTAACAGATCAATATGTTGATCTTGGAAAAAATCCTTTTTTAAGGGGAGACTTAAAAAGAGTAATAGTTGATAATTTAAAAGCACAAAATTTAATTGTATCTAAATTTGAAGCGTTAGATCCAAAATTAAAACAAAGAGCTGGTTTAGATAGATTAAAAAATATTAATATTCCACAAATAAATATTAAAGCGGTTGAAAGAGCTTTTGGTATTTCTGGCGAGGAAGGGTTTATGAGTAAGGAGTTTATAAAAGATACTGGAAAATTTTTAGGTAGAGCTGCACAAGGAGCTTTTTTAACTCCAACAGGAGTTGTTGCTACAACTCTTGGACTTGGTGGATTAGATTTAACAACACCAGTAGGAAGATTAAGTTTAGGAGCAGAGGCGGCTTTTGCACCTGAGCTTGTTAAAGCAAGTATTGGTGCAACAAAAGGAATGAAAAACAGAGCCTTACAAAAAGGTATACAACGAGTTTTAAATTTAGGTTTAAAAACTCCAACAGCTTTAAGACTTGCAAGAATAGCATCACCTATTGGTATTGCATCACTAGGTGCAGAGGGTTTATATCAAGCAGGTAAATTTACCAAAAAAAGAATAGGTGAATTAAGAGCAATGACACCACAACAAAGACAAGATTTAAGAGCTGAACAATCTGCACTTGCATTTGAAGGTGCAAGAGAAGGCGGATTAATTGGAAAAGAATCAGGACCACCGCCAATATCAGGACCCACACCACACGGTGATGAAGGGTTGCCAGCAGCATTTAAACGTGATAGGAAAGGATAGGAGTATAAATGGCAGATATAGATAAAGGACTCCCGAACACTAGAACTAAAGTTGATAT